GATTGTTCCTAAGGAACTGCAGTTCACTGCAGAGCGCCTGATGAAGAGCACTTTGCGCACTGGCACTGCTGATAACGACATCAACGCTATCAAGTCCATGGGCATGCTCCCAGAGGGTTACGCTGTCAACCACTACTTGACAGACGTTAACGCTTGGTTCATCATCACTGATGCACCTAACGGCTTGAAAATGTTCCAGCGTTCACCCATCAAGACTGCCTTTGAAGGCGACTTTGACACCGGTAACGTTCGTTACAAGGCTCGTGAGCGTTACAGCTTCGGCTGGTCTGACCCACGTGGCGCCTACGGTTCACCCGGCGCTTAATATTTCTTCGGAAATATGTGAAGGGGGCCTTGTGCCCCCTTTTCTTTTGCGGTATATTGAGATCACTCCGGAATCACCGGTGTATCTGACTAGTTCCGGCTAGGCGACATGCAGACAGATGCACCCTAACTTGCATGTAAGGAAAATCATGTCTACTACCACATTCTCCGGCCCAATTCGTGCGGGCACTATCAAGTACACCACTGGCACCACACTGGGCACTGACGTTAAAAACGTTGGCTCCGTGGTCATGGCGCAATCTGCTGCTTTCACACAAGCCAGCGGCGCAACAACCATCGTAATTCCTGCTAACAGCCAAGTGCTGAGCATTGACGTTAATGTGACCACAGAATTCACTGGGGCTGCAGCTACGTTTGGCGTGGGCACCACTGCTTCTGCTACCTTCTTCACTGCTGCTGCCGCTTTGACAGGCGTGGCGTTTGGTATTGTGTCTGCTGCCCCCGGCGACGATGCAACTCGCGCTGCTAACTGGGTTGACGTGGGCACCACAGATCGCAAGATTGCTGTGACCTCTACAAACACTGGTTCAGGCGCTGGCGTGATCACCGTTACCTACATTCAAGCGTTGAACTTGAGCTAATTAATCTAGGGGGCCTTGGCCCCCGTTTACAAGGAGATTAATTATGGGTTTTCAATATGACGTAAAAGCGAAAACGGTAACCGCTACTGGCGCGGCTGGTATCGGTACTCCCCGTGCTCGTATTAAAGCGGTTTATGCTTTGTTAGGCGCGTCTGCGGGCTCCGTATCCTTCAGGGATGGCGGCGCTTTGGCAACAGAACAGATAAAGTTTGATACGCCTACTAGTTCTGCTACTGGCTATTTGTACGTTCTTATCCCTAATGATGGCGTGCGCTTTGAAGCAGATCCTTACATCACCCTCTCAAACGTAACTTCCGTTACATTCTTCTACGGATAAGGAGTCCAACATGGGACGAGCAGCAAAAATGGCAGATGACCAGTACCAAGGCGAAGTTCAGCCCGGTGCACAGAAGCAAGACATGTCCAAAGGTGGCCCAAAGCAGACCGCACGTAAAACTGTGGCTCCTTCTGGCTCAACCACACCCCGTGGTGTTGGTATGGCTCGCAACAAGCCCTGCAAACTGTATTAATCATGGCTAAAACGGCAGCGTGGCAAAGGAAAGAAGGCAAAAACCCTAAAGGAGGGTTAAATGCTAAAGGTCGCGCGTCCGCTAAAGCGCAGGGGATGAATTTAAAGCCCCCTGCGCCACATCCTAAGACTAAAAAAGATGCGGCGCGTCGAGATTCTTTTTGCGCCAGAATGGGGGGCATGGAAGGCCCTATGAAAGATGAAAAAGGACGTCCGACACGAAAAGCGTTGGCATTAAAAGCATGGAACTGCTGAGCTGTACACGCTGTCATGTAGAAAAACCCGCAACACGCGAGTTTTTTCCATTACACAATAAAAAGCGTAATGGCCTTGATAGTTGGTGCCGTACATGCAGAGCCACATATCGGAACAGTAATTGCCGTGGAAAATTCAGGGCAGTAATTTCAGATGAAAAGTTACAGGAAATAAAAGATACAGTAACAGAGTGCGTAATCTGTGGCTCAGGTGATCCGTTGGTTGTGGACCATGATCATTTAACAGGACAAGTTCGTGGAATGTTATGTGGTCACTGTAATCGAGGTTTAGGTCATTTTCGCGATGACCCAATGCTACTTGAGTTTGCGGCGCAATACTTGTATGCTTCAGCAGATCATCCGGCATGGGAAAAATACAAGAGCAGTGAAAAGGTGGAGTGCTAAATGGAAAGCGTTGTATGGAACATGATCCTAACGGCAGGTATAGGGTTTGTAGGATGGGTTCTGCGAGATAAAGCCGCGGAAATTAGCCGTCTACAGATCTTGCTTAATCGCACCCGCGAGGAAGTTGCCAAGGAATATGTGACCAAAGCCGAAGTCCATGCAGATATCAACCGTGTTTTGGATAGACTAGATAGGTTGGACGAGAAGTTAGACCGATTAATGGGAGCAACAAATGCCCGCAGTCAGTAAAAAACAGAAGCAGTTGATGGATGCAGCAGCACACAACCCTGCATTTGCAAAGAAAGTCGGCATCCCACAGTCTGTGGCGATGGATTTTAGCAAGGCCAGTAAAGGCAAAAAATTCAGAGAAGGTGGCGAAATGAAAAGTTGTTACAAAGATGGCGGTCTCGCTAAAAAAGGCGAAGGCATTGCTAAAAAAGGTTTTGCAGACGGTGGCATGGTTGCCGGTATGGGCCAATCACAGGGCAAAACACTTAGCCAAAACACCAAAAAGAGCGTCCAAGGCGACAAGGTTGCTGTTCGTGGCGTAGGTGCTGCTCGCGCACGCACCGCAATGATCTACTGATATGGCAGTTTCCGGCGTATCCGACTTTGATCTGCAGTTTGACGACCTCATAACAGAGGCGTATGAGCGCTGCGGCATTGAAGTGCGCGACGGTTACGACATGAAGACGGCGCTACGCTCCGTCAACTTGATCTTTGCAGAGTGGGCCAATCGTGGTCTTAATCTTTGGACGATTGAGCAGCGCCAGCAGGTCTTGACGCCCGGTGTATACGAGTATGACTTGCCTGCGGACACGATTGACGGCCTTTCTGCCGTGATTCGTACCAATGCAGGCCAGAGCACTCAGCAGGATATTACGATTGACCGTATTGGCCGCGCAGAATGGTTGCACGTGCCAAATAAACTGACGCAATCACGTCCTGCGCAGTACTATATTCAGCGCACAGTGCCCGCCAAAGTGTTTTTGTATCCATCTCCTGATGCAACGCAGACATGGACGTTTGTCTACTATGCAATTCGTCGCATGGACAACGCAGGTGGTTTCACTAACACGGCAGACATCTCTTTCCGATTCTTGCCTTGCTTGGTAGCTGCGTTGGCATACTACTTGTCTGTCAAGAAAGCGCCAGATCGTATTGGGGTCTTGAAGCAGATATACGAAGAAGAGTTCGCGCGAGCAGCAGCGGAAGATCGTGAGCGCTCAGGCTTCTTTGTGGTGCCTACCTATACGCAGAGGTAAGCCATGGCCTATGTATCAGGCAAGTATGCAATTGCGCTGTGCGACAGATGTGGCCAACGTTACAAACTCAACACTCTTACCAAGGAGTGGACAGGCTTTAAGACTTGCCCTGAGTGCTATGAGCCAAAGCACCCACAGTTGGAGCCAAAACGCACAATAAATGAGCCGCAGGCCTTGTATCAACCTCGCCCAGAGAGTAGACTTGGGGTTACCGTCTACGTCGGGTTCACGGCTGATACTTCATTTGCAAGTATCGGAATGATGCCGATGCCTTATGCCAAACCACTGGTCGCTGCGGCGATTCTTGGAACAGTCACAACGAGCATCACATGAATTACACCGAATTAAGCGCGGCTATTCAGGCCTACACGGACAATACAGATGCTAGTTTCATAGCAGAGATTCCTACGTTTGTTAAGCAGACGGAGCAGCGTGTGTATAACGCGGTGCAGATTGCTAATTTGCGCAAGAACATGACGGGAACGCTGCAGTCAGGCAACAAATACCTGAGCTGCCCTAATGATTTCTTGTCTGCCTACTCGCTTGCCATATACCCCGCGCCTAGTACAACAGCTACGGGCACAACAGGTGCGTTTACGATTGTGGTGGCAAGTGCCACGAGCATTGTGTCGGGAATGTATGTAACCGGTTCTGGTATTGCAACAGGGGCAGTTGTTGTCACTGTGGTTGGGACGACTGTCACGCTTGATAAAGCAAACACAGGAAATGTGTCGGGCACAGTGTCTTTCCAAGGCGACTACACGTACTTGCTCAACCGTGATGTGAACTACATCCGTCAGGTGTACCCAAACCCTTCTTATCAAGCCACGCCAAAGTACTATGCAATCTTTGGACCGCAGTCTTTGGACGTTGATGAGTTGACGTTTATTGTGGGTCCTACGCCAGACGCCAACTACGGCGCCGAATTGCATTTTTACTACTACCCTGAGTCGATTGTCACAGCGAATACCTCATGGCTGGGTGATAATTTTGACAGTGTTTTGTTGTACGGCTCTTTGGTTGAGGCGTATACCTACATGAAGGGCGAACAGGATTTGATGGCTTTGTACGATGCTAAGTTTAAAGAAGCGTTGATGCTGTTGAAGAACTTAGGGGATGGTAAGCAGCGCGGTGATGCTTATCTGGATGGTCAAGTTAAAATTCCAGTGAGATAAAGCATGATTACAGCCGGACTCACCAACAGTTTCAAAGAGCAATTGCTCCTTGGTGTGCATGATTTTGCAACAGATACATTCCTGATTGCTCTGTACACATCTTCGGCCATTTTGGGCCCAGATACTACCGTGTATACGACTACCAATGAGGTGACGGGCACGGGATACGTGGCTGGTGGTCAGGAGTTGCAGAACATCACCGTGAATTTAGGCATGGGTGTGGCGTATGTCAGCTTTGATAATCCTTCATGGGCGGGGCTCACGTTGGCTACGCGTGGAGCGTTGATATACAACTCAACAAAAGCAAACAAGTCGGTAGGTGTGTTGAACTTTGGTGTGGACCAGACGATGTTGGGTCAGTCTTTCACCATTCAGCTGCCAACCAACGACCCCGAAATGGCTCTAATTAGAATTTCTTGAGGAACAACATGGCACTTGTTACAACCACCAAAGGCGAAATGGATGACTCTCTTCTTGAGAAAAGAGAAGGCGTCGTGGATAATGACAACGAGAACACCACTTGGGTGGAGTACTGGCTAGATGGTGAGTTGGTTCACCGTTCTGCACATGTGACTTTGAAGAAACCATTAACTCATATGGTTGCGGAAGCAGCCTCAATCGCATAAGGAGCCATCATGGCAAACACACAAAGCATGTGCACTTCGTTCATGGGCGAACTCATGACGGCCACCCACAATTTCGGTACAGCGCCTATCCGTGCGGCAACAACTGCTGACACGTTTAAAGCGGCTTTGTACTTGACATCGGCTACTGTTAACGCAGCCACCACAGCGTATTCTTCTACTGGTGAAGTGACCGGTACGGGCTACACCGCTGGCGGCGTGACTGTGACCAACGCTACGGCTCCTATTGCTGATGCGGTTCTGATTTACAACAGCTCGCAGTCTAACAAGGCTGTGTCTGTTCATACATTTGGCTCACAGACCATTACGGCTGGCACATTCACACTGACCATGCCTTCCAACACAACGTCAACCGCATTACTGCGCTTGTCCACAACCTAAAAGGTAAGCCATGTCTCTCGGCTGGGGTGACGGCGCGTGGGGGAGTAATGGCTGGGGCGGTACTCTCGATGCAACAGGCGTTGCCGCCACCGGTGCGGTCGGCACTGCGTCGCCCGTACTTACCATTGCCCTTACAGGCGTTGGCGCTTCGGGAGCTGTTGGGGATGTCACAGAGTCGATCATTATTCCTGAGCAGGGCGATGTAGCGACAGGTGAAGTTGGCACAGTTGGTATTTCGGTTTCCGTAGCCCTCACAGGCGTAGCCGCATCGGGAGCAGTTGGCACGGTTGTGCAGAGTAAATCTGTTGACCTGTCTGGCGTTGTAGCCACAGGCGCAGTTGGCACGGTTGTCAATTCATCGACAGTTGCCTTGTCAGGCGTGTCGGGTTCTGGTGCGGTTGGCTCGGTCGAGCACGTTAAGACAGTTGCCCTGTCAGGCGTTGCAGGTACAGGCGCAGTTGGTACAGTTGTTCAGTCTGCATCGGTTG